TGGTAGGATGCCGATCAATCGGTTAAGGCTAATGGGTAGTGAACCCACATCCTCGCACCATAGGGTATCTGCTTACCCGTGTGCACTTGAAGCTAGCAACAACGGTTGTCGTTGCATGGCGACAGAACGCCCATCTCTACGGCTATACGAATTGAATAGCCCAGAGAGACCTTCTCCGGCTGTCATCAGGAACCGTGGGTTCTTGGTGAGTAGCGCCCCTGCAGCGCCCCCGACAGTCTTGGCGATGTTGATCGCTTTCGGAAGGTTCTGCGCAAAGAAATCCATCACTTTAGAAAAGAATGGCTTCTCTTTGCTTGGGGACAAAGCTCCATTGGAAGCTTCGCTCTTAGCAGCAGTTAGTACTGCAGCGTAGGAGTTCGGTTGGAAATGGGATAGTGTTCTGGAAGGTATCTTAGTACCCACGTACTCAAGGTGCTCAACGGCTTCCACTTGGTACACATCACCTGGTGACCCAGTAACTACGATTACCATAAAGCCAACGTTACCAATTGGGTAAACGGAGCCAGTAGTGTAGTCGACGTCAGTGGGTGCGGCAGGACCAGAGTATGTAACTTCATTGTCCCAGAGGTGACCTTCACCTATTCGAGCGACAGCTGTGTAGGTTGTAGCTCCTAACAAATCAAATGTTTGGAAACTACAATCGACATGGTCGGGGTCTTCGTAGGCGTGTGATACGCCGCCACGATCGGCTAATTTGCCGATGTAACCGATACGAAGTCCTGCAGCGACCAATCTATGGCCAATGTTTGAGCCAGAGATGTCTGCTGATGAATAGGGAAGACCGCTAAAGGTGCTTAGGATGGTGTTAGTGAAAGCGCTGAGTGCGGTTGCCTTCGTACCCGCCGAGGTGATGCTTGTACAGGTTACTCCAAACACATCATTGGCGGCGGTGGGCTTCAAACAAACGAGGCCCACACCTGAAGTACCTAAAGTCATTGTGGTTTCCAACCTAACTTTAGTCTTGGATGATGGTAATGGAAAACCATAGGGTATACAAACTCCTTCGGGTGTATCGAATGGGTTGACAAGTGCTCTCGCGTAGTCTACACTACATTTGGGCATAGTGTAGGCTAGCGATTCTCCTTGGTTAACGTGTTCCGCCTGAAACTTTGCTATTTTGGCAGCCCGCTGTTGTTTCAGCGGACTCCTAGCGTTCGTGTTTTGCTTTCCGTTCATTACTGTAGATTCTTTCAACTTGGATCAAATCAACGGCCGTCCATGAGCTAACGGCCAAGTAAGCAGATGCTCGTTTTAGTTCGTAGCTAGAACCCCAGCGTTATAGCCCTGGGGGGCATTCTCAACAAGGACCTACTTGTTGTCAGCCTTGATGGCTGGTTTTGCACTGTAGTGCTCAGTCTTACCCTTCCCCCCGGAAACTGCCTTTAAGGGAGCATAATAATTGCTATCTTTGGGCTTATCAGGTGCAGGTTGCTTTTGGGCTGTTGGTTGGGTCTTAACATCAACTACCTTTCGGCTAGGTTTTGACTTTTGGGGAATGTCATTCCCAGTCTTACCCTTTGCCTTATTGACTACCTGTGGCTGTTTCTTTTGGGCTGGTCGGTTAGCTGCTGTGTTTGCAACTTTCGGGCTTGCGCCTCCGACCGCTTTGGCTAGGTTAGACTTATCTTCGGTCCTTTGCTCGGCGGGGTTCGGTC